AAACCCGCTTGGTCTGTTTTTAAACCAGCAATAGTAAGAGCATTAAATCCTTTTGCAAACTGTCCGTTTTCTTTGCGACTACTAGCAAGTTTTTGAGATATAGATAATTGTTGTTGTTCTAATTTAGTAGTGTCGAATTTATTTTTAGCTTCATCTTTAAGACTATTATCAATCGCTTTCATTGTAGAAAGACGATTGTTTATAATACTGTTAAGTTTACCAGAAGTCTGAATATTTTTATTTAGAAGAGTTCCAAAATTTTTTTGGATCTTCAGCCATATCTAAATTTTATATTTATCTACTTTAATTGGTTTAGCATTAGGATCCATAGCTTTTAATTCAGCATTTGCTGCTTTTTCAAAATCAGATAGAGCCTTGTTTAATTTTTTGACTTGTTTTTTAAATCCTTTATCTTTTTTTAATGCTCTATTTAAAAAGAGTTTTTTGACTATCGAGTCAATTATACCCTCTTTCAATATTGCTTTATTACTCATAAACGACATGATACAGTTCTCCTATATACACTAATAAATATAAAGAAAAGAGTTATTTAGGAGAAAATCTACGAGGGATTGTAGGTTGTGGTTTTTGTTGTGCGTTATCTATTTGTTCTTTTTCTTTTTTCTTCAAGTCCATAAACTCTCTAAGATAAAAGTTCTTTAGATGAACTGGCATATTATAGACATCACTAAATGTGAAGCCAGGTGTTCCATAGATAAAGTAAAATATAGATTGATGTATATCTAATTTATTGGATGGACTTAGGCCAAAAAAACTCGACTGTCAGCGGAATTGACACGCTAACAGACTCACCTCCCATCTCAATTTCCGATGTCAAATCAATATCGGGAGAAATTTCTTGAATGTAATTTCTCAATGCCACAGAGTCACGAGCTAACATATTTTGTGAAAAGGCAGTTATTGTTTCTGTTTTACTATCACCATCTACTTCAACAATCGTATAACGAAGTCGTGTTGATATTTCAGTATTGTAACCATATTTTTTTGATTGCTCTAAATCTTTTTCAATTAATTTTTCTTCAACACCTGTAAGTAATTTAAACTTTATTTTATTTTTTCCAATCGGTGTTTCAAAATCAAAAGAGTTACTACTATAATCTACACCATCAACTGTTTCTTTAAAAGGACATTGTGTAAGGTCAAAAGTATGTTCAACTTTTTGTTCAAGATTATTTGGATTTTGTACTTCAGCAGTATATTCAGGACCATAAGCAAGAATACGAGCAGCAACCAATACAGCATTCTTATCACCTAAAACTAAATCTTCTTGTTTGACATCATTAGTAACGATAAGACTATCTAATAATTTATCGATAACCACACCTTTTTTAATAAGGTTTTCAGACATAAGAATGTCTTCTTCTTTTGTGGTCATATATTTTAATTCAATTTTACCATCTTTAAGTGGTGAGTCTTTTGAATATACCTTTCCACCAGACGGTAAATCAATAACTTCCGTAGGGAACTTATGTTCTGACATTATAACTCCTTAGTGTTTTGTAACTATATACTACTTTGAACCAAAGACTTTTGAGAAAAATCCTTTTTTCTTCTTTTTACCTTTTTGGGATAATTTCTTACCTTTCTTCTTTTTCTTCTTCTTAATTTCTTCCATACCAGCCATGTTCATGTCCATGGCGTTAACAGTAGGAACGGCACCAAAAAGAATGATACCAGAAATAATTAGTTTAAGTATGTTTTTCATTAGAACTCCAATATAGCGTAGTCGTATCTTAGGGTTAGTGTGATTTCAACAGGATTAGAATCACTAAAATCTAAATCACCAAAAGCAGCATCTTGTATGTATGTTCCATAGAGAGTCCACTTTTCAATAATATCACCTACAGGTCCTAATACCTGAAAGTTAATATTCTTTTTGTAAAAGTCTTGATATCCATCACGACCAGTAGCACTTTCATGGTGTAGTCTAATCCACTCTATTACAGCAGAAGCAGCAGAAGGAACAATAGGATCATACAGAGTAATCTGTAAAGTTTGCCAACGACCTTTACCTTTAACATATCTTGTCACATTCATGTGTTCCAAGACTACCTCGTCAAAAGTAATCTGTGGTCTTTGCATAGTTTTGATTGTAAAAGCTGGTATACCAGATATTTCCATGATAAACCGATTTTTTAGTTTCGGTTCATATGGTGTGTAAAATACCTTATTCGCTTCTAATAGTTCTGCCATTATTTATCTCCTATAGTAATAAATATCTACTTTCCTAAAAATTATTCAGGAAAAGCAGCTCCGGTTGGTTGAACAACAAAATCTAACACAATAAATTCAGCAGTTTTTGATGGTTGAATGAATATCTGACCAATCAATTGATTTCTGTCAATTGTCTCTGGTGTGTTATTACTATCATCCATCACAACTCTAAAAGCATTTAACCCTTGATTAGATTGGACTTGTTCCATATAAGGTTGAACAGTATTTAAGAACTGATTTCTTAAGTCTGTTGTATTTTGTTCAAAGACAAGGTTTCTTGAAGAGTTAGCAACAAATTTCTTAAGATTAATTAACAATCTTCTTACATTTACTCGGTCAAGGGCAGAAGCTTTCTTCTGTGTTGTCTTCTGTCCAAAAACAGTTACACCTTGTCCAGGAAAAGTAGCAATTGGATTTGCATTTGAATCATACAAATCATCACGATTTGCCTGACTTAATTTTCTGTATGCTTGAACAGCACTATCAATACCACCTCTATTCAAACCAGCAGGTGCAAACCAAGGTTGTCCTATAGTATCATTAAAATGATATACACCAGCAATCACAACTGATGGTGGTACATATCGATTTACACCAGCAGTAGCATCTTGAATTTGTATCCAAGGATAGTAGACAGCAGCAAAACTTGAGTTACGAGCTTCTGTGTTTGTTTTTGCATTAGCAACATTCGTTGTTAAGCCAACATTATCGTATACTAAGAAACAATCTCCCCTATCTTCACACATTTCAATTGCTTGTCCTATAATAGAATTATGATTAGAATCTACTGCTTGATCCACAACACCTGGTAAAAATAACAGATTAATATCGTACTCGTCCTTGTTACTTAATAAACTTATAGCAGTTCCATACCCACCACCTTGGCTTGTACCAGATGGTCTTGCAGCAGAAAGAGTCATATTGATTCCTTGTGAGTTAGAAGTGTCTATGTTATCATAAAATTTAAAAGGATGCACTTGATTTTCGTCACCATTTGAACCAGCAACTTGTGATGACATTCCAGCAGCATTATTATTAGCTCCAGCAGTTGGATATAAAGCAGTATTAAAACCAAAAGCACCACCATAACTTCCACTACCCACAGGTGGTAAGAAAGCAGTTCCATCACCATAAGCTTCATTTATACTACCGTTTTCATCTAAATAATTTGGTGTTTTTCTATTATCTGGTAAACTACTAACACGAATATATTTTGATTGATTTGGATATTCACCACTTGGTCTGACAAATGATACCCCATCTTCTACTGCAACAGTTGCTGTTTGATTTCCAATTCTTTTTAAAATATAATTTGAAGATCCTGGATCAAGTGATAAATTTTCATGAGTTTCAATTACTTTTTTCTTTTTAATTGTATCATTACCTTGTCTGATAATTAAAGTAAAAGTACCTTTAGCAGTATTTCTTTGAGATATTTCAAATCTAAAATTGTCACTTCTTCCACCATAACTACCAGATAAAAGTTGATTGTTAGTAGCAGATGTTGTTTTTATTGGTAGTATTTGGTCTGTACCCATATCAGAACCAGTTCCTACAAAATTATTAAATTGAGGACCATCACCTAAAGCCTCTAAGGTAAAAATAGTGTCTGTTGAGCCAGTAGTATTTACCTCTAAATCAACATTAGCAGTTGCTTTAGCAGTAGCACCCTCTGACTCTGCAACTCTAACTACAGTTAGAGGACCACCTTGTCTAAGATACTCTTTAGCCGTATGTGATGTTAAAAATTGATATTTGTCACTACCACTTTCAATCAACTCTCCAAAAGTATTTACATATTCAGAATATGAATTAACAACTGTTGGTTCTAGGATAGGACCTTTTACTGTGGGTCCTACAACTGCAGCACCTATTGGTCCAGCTGTTGCAGGTAAAAATGATTGGTCTATTTCATTTGTAAATACACCTGGTGATACAATTTTTTCAGCCATTTACTTTCTCCGAAAGATAGGTAAGATTTGTTACAATTATTCATATATAAATATTACCTAATTTTGGAAAGATAAAA